ACTTTATTTAGGACGCTAGCAAACTTATTTTCATTCTCTACACCCTCAAAAATTTCTTGATTTAACCTTTGTTGTTCTGCCACCATTTTTTCAACTGGCGCACTTAAATTGGCAGTTCTATTGTTTAACTGCTCCGCCAACTTAGAACTTTCATCTATTTTAGAGTTGTATTCATCTGCATATTTATTTACCATCTCCGTAAGTCTCTGCTGCCGTTCTGTAGAAGCATTTAATTCTGTTGCATTGCTTGTTGCGTTTTTCAAAGAATTACTTAAATTATCTACGTTAAGATCGCTTGTAGACTTGCCCAAGTTACCAATAGGTGTATTAAATTTGCTGAAAGCACTTGCGATTGAATCAACTTTTTTTGCCATGCCATCCAAAGATGCGTCTAAACCGTTTATTAATTCTACAGATTTCATCAATCCGCTTTCATTTGTGTTATAACTAATCTCATATGCAAGATCCTGTAAAGACATTTAATACACCTCCTTATTCCCATTTTATTACAGATATAATTTTTCTGCCGAATTGTAGAATTTCAGGCAAAACATGCTATAATGAAATAAATAAGGGGGGATTATATTGGAAAAAGAACGATTCTATGATAAAGATTTGTTCATGTGGATCATGTTTGGAACATTATCGCCAATTGGAATAATTTTGATGTGGAAAAACAAAAGATATCGTGTAATACCTAGGATAATAACGTCTGTTCTTTATTTGTTTTATTTTTTAATCATATCTGGGACTATTGGAAGTGAAAATTCAGGATTAAGCTTTACTGCTGAATTTATTAGATTAACTGTATTCTTTGTTATAATTCCGTATATTGTAGTACATTGGAATAAGATATATCAAAAAATTCTTATTTTAATGGAGAAATATTCTTCTGATGATAATGTTCAATTTAATAGAAATAGCGAAGATAACACAGTTATATATAATGAAATTAAAGGAGAGAAAAATAAAAATATGAACAATAACAATATAAATAAGGTTGCTCTGTTTTACGAAGGAGGTTATCCGGGCTATCATAAAAGTTTTTCAGCTTTAATTACAAGAAATGATAATGAAATCATATTTTTAAGTAGAAATACTTTGGTGGAAAAATTCAGGATCAATATAAATGATATTATTGAGATAAAACATCATTATTTAGATAAAAGTATGGGGAAAACAATTACTATAACATTAAAATATAAAGAGAATAAAATAGAAATGATATTTAGTAGTGGCTTATTATCTGAAAAAAAATATAGTCAATTAATGGCATTAGTTTACTCTGATAATATTAAACCTTTTAACGCAAAAAAAGAAAGGAAAGGAATAATAGTAGCACTTACAATAGCATTTATCGTTATAATGATGGCAGTTATAACAACGAATACAAGCAACAAAAAAAACACAAATACGAATACAAAATCAACTGTATCTCAAACACCTACCGACATTGAAAAAACCACAGATAATACTACCAGTGTCAATAACACTGATGATATATCTCCTTCAAACGCAGTTGTGGATGATGGCTCTATAAAAGAAGGTATGTACAAAGTAGGAACTGATTTATCGGCGGGTGAATATGTAATAATCACAAATAACTCTGAACAAGGATATATGCAAATAACTAAAGATAGTACAGGAACTTTTGATAGCATAATAAGCAATGAAAATATAGCTAATAGAACCTATGTTACTGTAAATGATACTGAATATTTAACTGTAAAAAGCGGTAAAATATATCCTTTAGATAAAGCTCCTAAGATTGATACTTCAAGTGGTACTTTATCAGACGGAATGTATAAAGTTGGAACGGATATTCAAGCAGGCGAATATAAAATAAATTCTCCTAGTAATGGGTACATTGAAATAACTTCTGGTAGTAGGCATACACTAGACGGGATAATATCTAATGATAATTTCACTGGAGATAAATATATAACCATACAGGATGGGCAATACATGAAATTACACAATGCTACGCTTACATTAAATAATTAAAGATATAGATAGAACAAACCCTTGATATTTCAACAAGGGTTTGTTTTTTATGTTCCAAAACTTAACTTATACTCTTATTTATCTATTTTCTAACTGTAATCATCGCATCACATCTTTCATAAATTTTTAGGAGGTAAGTTCGCTCTGAACTAAAAGCCGATCGAACTTATTATTATTTTACTTACGTTTAAACCCCTGTTTATAATACTCTTCTGACATAACACAACCTATTTCAGTAAGTGCATCATCATACTTCCTTATAATTTCTGAAATGTTTTTTAGTGCTTTATTCAATTCTTTATTTAATTTGTCAGCCTTTTGTTCAGCATTTATATAATTTTCATTTTTCTTTAATATTTCATGTGATTTTTCATTTAAAAATTTGTCATATTTTCTATCCAAATAATTCATTCATTCCATCCCCTTAAAGATATTTAATTTAGAACTTCATTTATCAGTTCTTGAAACTTAGATTCAAAGTAAAGCGGTACTGTTTCTTGTTCTGAACCATAAGTCGAAGTTTTATTTTTACCATATCGTAGACCTAAATCAGTTAACTTTTTATATTTTTTAAAGCCCTTCTTATTGGTAGAAGGTCTATTTTCTTCTGTTACATATCCTTTTTCTATAAGAAGTTTATTAAATTTCACTGTAGATATATTTATTTCAAACTTCTGCAATAAATTTGTAAGAGAACGTCCCTCTTCTTCATCTACAGAAGTAGGCAAATATGATGTAGAAAGCCCTTGAGATTCATTAAACTTTCTTATCATCTTCACTGTAGATGCTTTACTGGATTTAAACAGTTCTATAACAAATTTGAGTCCTTGTTGTTCTAGCTTAAGTTTTTCAATTTTACTATCTTCGCTTGTATTAATATTACTGAAATGTTCTTTTATTTCCTGCAATTTAAAATACCCTTTTACAAGTTGCCTTTGAACTTGCCATGATAGTTCATCCTGCATAGGCTTGGTCATCATTAAATATCCGCTCTCTGTAAATACAGGGATGTTCTTTGATGCATTGATAGCTTGAAAAGCAACTTCTTTGCTCGTACTTAAAATACGAGCAAACTCACTTTCTTTTGGTACTAAAAAATAATCTTCATTTTCTATGAAAAAATTGATATTCCTATCAAAATTATTTCTTATTCCTTTAACATCTTTGTTGTGTAGTCTTGCGATATCCCATACCGTTACAACTCTTTGCCCTTCATATTCTTTAAAAAGTATTTTTTTATCACAAATAGTTATTGAATTTTCCACATAATCACCTTTCTTTATTTGAATATCTCAACTAAAGATGATATAATAGATTTACCAACTTTAGTTGGCTCTGAGGGGAAAGTTTATACCGTCCAAAGTAATTAAACTTTCTCCTATTCGTTTTTTATAATAATCTCCCCTTGTATATACATGACCATTAATTTCTCTAAAACTTCATTAAAATCCTGTGAAATTTCAGAATCAATGGTAGTAGCAAAGGTTTTCCTTTTTTTGCCAGCCAAAACTACACCCCCTTAAGCTGCTATATTCATTATACAGCCAGTTAGTTAACTTGTCAACTAGTTTATTACAAAATATTAAAAATAATTACTAACAGGAATATTCCATCCCCTTTTTAATGTTTCCCCTTTAAAATAGGGGTTTCCCGAGATTAAAGGGGAAACTTATAATTTCTATTTTAACTATGCCGCGTCTTTATAAACTACAGTAAAATTTTTTGTTTTATTGTTAGCTATTTTTACCGTTATCTTTTCAGGATAATTATTTTCTATAAGCCAATCTTTAACTTTTGACACTACTGTATTAGTATATTTTATAACCGTTCCTTGCCATGAACCATTGGTTTCCCATACTTGCTTTTGTTCAGTTTCATCCAATTCTAATCTATCTATTATAGTTTTTACAGCTTGCCCATGAGGTTTACCACTACCACTATAAACTCCTAATTCTCTTGCTATTTGTAAGCTATCATAAAATTTTTCTTTTGATTGTACATCTATAGGTAAATCTACTCCAGCTTTTTTGAGTAAAGTTTTCATTACTAAAACCTTTGATTCTTCTGATACACTTACTTTATTGAGCTGATCTATAACTAACTCCATCGTTCTATTTACAGTATCTAAGCTTTCTGAACCACGTTCTAATTTAGGTGGCTGCCAACCATATTCTTTATTCCTAAAATAAGTTTCCTCCAAATTGTCAAATTGCTCCCATGCTTTGTCAGTATCAAGTATTTTGCAATGGCGATTTGCTCCTCGTTCTGTCCAAAGATATAATTTATTCACATTTTTAGCGACACCGATATTATCGTATTCGCGTTTAAACTCCCTCAATTCATCTCCTTGTAGCAAGTAGTAATGTTTCCCTCTTGTAAACTTATCTGAATGATTGTTAAAATTATCCGATATATTTCTTTCGTTACATTCATATATTCGTGCTAATAATTCTGTAGTAAGTATTCTCTCGTTATTATAAGTTATAAGCCTTAATTCTTTGCTCATTCTGTGCCTCCTTGATTTACTTGCAATTTTTCAAAGAGTATGATATATTTGTATTGATATATATACAATATAGTAGATACTCTTTGTATTGAAAGGTTATAGTCTGTTTTCGCGAACAGGCTATTTTACTTATCAGTCTTTTTTAAGCTATCCATCCACTTAACTAAATCTTCTTCATCAAATTTCAAAGACCCCCCTAAACGTATATACGGTAAACCTCCTTCTTTTTTCAATCTATAGAGTTTAGTCCTTTTGATTCCCAAAAATTCACAAGCTTCCTCTACGCTTAAATACCTTTTTTTCATTATGCTTCTTCCTTTCATATATTATTTTATAACAATATATTCCTATTGTCAATACTTTTTTATTTAAAAATGTTCAAAAGTGTTCTTATTTTAACTTTTTAAACTCTATGTTTAATATCTTAAACTATCTGTCTACAATTGTCAACACTTTTTTGTGTAATATACTATACATTTGTCTATAATAATAATCACCAGTATTAATAAATACACATATTTTGTATACTATATTATACGGTTGTAAAAAAATAAAGATGTAGATACAACTCTACATCTTATTAAAACTCTTCACCCATAGTATCTTTCTTGAGGTTTGCTAGCGATTAAAACGCCAGCAAATTAATTGTACCAAAAACATTAATTAAACCCAATCTGCCTATTTTCCAATACTATTTTGCTATCTAACACTAAAGGCACTCTATAACTTTCTATAATTTCTCTAGCTTTATTTAGTTGACACCTTCGTATAGCTTCATAACGTTTTACGCCAAATTCTCTTCGTAATTGTTGTTGAATATCTGAATAAACTTTTCCTCTTAAAGAATTATTATTATATGCAGGAGTTCTATAGCCACCTAAAACTTTTGTGCCTATTTTTTTAACCAACGCTTGTAGTTCTTTACACTCTACTGTAAAAAGAGGAATGTTTTCTTTAATATCTATTATATCCTCTTTTACTTTATCCACTTCCTGCACTTTGTTTTCTAAGGTATTAATTTTATTTTCAATTTCTTGAGTTTTTTCATCGAGAACAAAAATGGCCTGTAATTCTTTTGACATATTTTTATAGAATTTAGATTTACCTATAAATTCATTTGCTAAGACGTCTTTTGCTTCAAGCTGATATTGAATAAGTTTTTCCGTTATTTTCGGTTGTTCTTCTTGCATCTTTGGTGTTATTGTAATTTTGGCTAACCACAAAGGTAAAAAGTTTATATCTAATGCAATTGCTTCATTGTTAGGATAGATTACCCCTGCGTCAAATTTGACGCACCCTCTATTTAAAACTATATCAGATTGAACATTTTTTACTTGTCTATCTTTTTGATCTTTACTTAATCCAATTCCTTTACATATGTAGCTAACTCCAACATAAATTTTATTAATATCCTTGTTCATTACAGCCATTAATTTATCTTCATGAAATTTAACTTCTTTTACTATGAATTTATTTCCCATGTATAACCTCCTAATTTTATCCACCAAATTGGATACTTTTAATAAGTCATTTCTCACAATGGTGAGAACAGAAATAATTGTCGTAGATGAATTTCCTATACCTAATAACATACATTGTACTTGTATTATATTTTGAAACCGCCTGACTAATAGTAGGTTGGTTCTTAAACTCTTTTAATCCTTGGACTTCGAGTTTTAAAAGGTTCTCCGATATTATCGGGTAAGCTATTTTTAAAATCTTTTAATCCCTGGCCTTCTAATTTAAAATAATTTTAGTTTTTCGGAAATTCTATTCCATCTTACAAATTCATGTTTTCCACCTAACAACTTCGTTGCGACTTTTCGCAACGGTGGTTAATCCACAAACCCTAGCAGTACACGCTAAATTTATAAGCGTTTTTCCTTTATCAGTTTTAACTTTAACTTGCTGTCCTTCAAAGAATTTTGTTACGGATTTTTCTATATCCATACTTATATCACCTCCTTTAACGCCTGTAATTCTTCTATAAGCCCATCTAATTGAGTATTAGTCACTTCCACAGTCTCTTTTTCGGCATTTGTTATTTTTATTTTATCTCCTTCTAGGTTATATTCCATTACCTTTCCTTTTAATGTAGTTATCTTTAATATATCTGTTTTCAATTCTCCATCCTCCTTAAATTTTTTTATTTCTTGTTCTATAGGTTGTTCAGCTTCTTTAATAAATCTTGAGTTGATTGTAGAAGTTTCTTTTATTTGCTGTTTCTCAACTTTATCTGGCACCTTTGGACCTGTGGTTACTATATTCTTTTCCTTAAGTGGTATAGTAGCCCATTCATGCCTTAGATTTTTTACGATACTTATATCTATTTTAAATTCCTTAGATATCATTTCTTCTGTCTTGTTATTATCTAAAGCTTTAAATATAATATCCTTTAGTTTGAAAAACTCTGTTTGATATCCTTGAACTGTTGCCGCTGTAAGATTTAATTTTTCTGCGATTACTTTACAATTGAATTTTTGAGAAAACATTTTAAAGGCATCTAACTTCTTAGAGATTGTATGTTTGGAATTTCCTGTTTCTCTATTGTAATAAGTTTTATATGTCATAGCAGAACTTTTAGTTATACCTAATTTTCTAACCACTTCTTTAAGCGTTGCTCCTTCCTTGAACATTTTTATTGCTTCTTCTCTTTTGCTCATATTCCCTCCTGTTAAGATTTCTTTTAATTTTATGTACGCTTTCTTTTCTAGTCGTGATACTGCAACTTGGTTTATGTTAAGTATTTCAGCTATTTTAGTTTGAGTATAATCTTGCATACGGTATAAAACTATTTGTTTTTGTAATATTGGCAATTTATTTATAGCAGTCTGCAAATCTAGTTTTTGTATAGTTGTATCCTCTAAATTGAAATTACTTGTAACTTTATCACATACAGTAATATCGGTTCCAGACTTTTGAGGATCGTGGATTATTCTGTTTAGAGAATCAGGTATAGCTTTCAAGTTCATTTTAGTTACTTCTTCTACAATATCCTTGGATATATTTAAATAAGAAGATAACTCTTCTGTAGTTGGTTTTCTATTATATTTATTGTACAATTCGTTATAGGCATAACGGACTTTAACATACGCTGTCTTTATAGGTCTAGGTATTCTAACTATGCCATCATCTCTTAGAAATCTTTTTATTTCTCCTGTAATCATAGGTACAGCATATGTAGAAAAAGATACACCAAAGGAAAAATCAAATTTATTTATAGCCTTAACAAGTCCTACACAGCCTATTTGAAATATATCTTCATATTCATATCCTCTATTCAGAAACTTCTTAGATATAGATTTAACTAAGGGCAAATTAACTTCAGCTAATTTATTGATACTTACGTTATCTCTTTTTCCTAAAAGTTCTAAGTTATAGTCACATCGTTCCTCCATGTTAAAATCCTCTCTGTGTATAATTTTATACAAAATATATTTTATTTTGTATAGAATACAATACAATTATATCATATATTACACAAGAATTTAAGCAATTTGTGTAATATATAAAACATTTTATATAAAAATAAAGCAGGTTATCTAAAACCTGCTTGTCTAACTCCTTCTTTAAATATTTCATGCTTTTCTGTTAAATTTATATTTTCCGACAATTCTTCATACATCAGTAATACATTTATTTTATGTTTCGGTATATATCTCTTTAGTAAATAAAAAGCCAATTTAACTAAATTGTCTTGGTATATTTTATCATTTTTCAACCTCCTTTCTATTATATTTTTCTCCAATAATTCATTAAATAATTCCTCTGTATTTAATTCTTTTGTAGCCATTGGCATCACTCCCTTTCACTAAATAGTATAGCACCAAAAACATTACTGTCATGAATACTTTTTACAATTTTTTCGCAATTTCCAAAATTTTAATATTGTATTTTAAAACATTATTCGACATAATTAAAAACCGATAATATCTATAGGGGGAAAACGTGAAAGAATTAAGAAAAAAGCGTGGATTTACTCAAAAGAAATTAGGAGAATGGATACATGCTAGCCAAAGCTACATATCTCGCATAGAACATGGTCATATAGACAGTCTTACAATTTGCAAAATAAGAAAATTATCCCAAATATTTGAGATTGAATCATGGGAAATGCTAAAAATATTAGAAGAAAACGCAATAAAAGCAGGTGAAAAAAAATGATCCTGCTTTTATTTTTTCTTATTTTTTTGTTTTTCAAGTAATATTTCGTTTGTTGCGATAAGAGTATAATAATCATCCGTTGTTAACTGCTTCGCTTCCGTCAGTGTTAGATTGTACAAGATCCTCTCCCACAGTACTAGATTCTTCATTGCTCTTTTTCTGTAATAATTCTTGTCTTTTAAGTTTGTAGAGCCTGGGACTGTTTATAAATTCCTGCACTTCATTCGCTAACTGTCCTATTACTTCAAATGCGTTTTCTGCTTTTTCTATTTCTTCTACTAAGTTTTTAGGGGACATTATTACTACATTCATACAATCTTTTATAAAGCCCCCGGATTTTCTTATCTTGCCGTTCCCTGTTATGTTTTCAGCAAATATATCTGCTGTTTTAAAAGGGGAAACTTCTTGCAACGTTACTTTCAATGTTTTTGTAGTTTCTTTTTCGTTTTCGTCTAACACTTTTAATTCTATATCTATAGTTTCATTAATCATCTATCACACCATCCTTTTTTAACTATAATTTATTACGAGATTAAGCACACCTATTGTCCATTCTTGCCCTTCAATCTCAGCTCCACGGCTCCAGGTAGCCGGTTTCTCTACAACACATTCTTCTCCAGATACTTCACTTTTACCTAAATCAT